AATAAAAACTAAATTATTAGATAGAAAAATTAAACACTTTAGTAGAAAAGAAAATGGTGATAGAGAAATAATAGAAACTAGTTTATTAGGTTATATTTATAATAATATTAAAAATAATAATATTATAGTTCCTACATTTACCACATACCTTAATAGTAATGTAAAAAAATCAATGCTATCTGAATTTATTGCCAATAATGTTAAAGTTAGATCTATAGCTAAAAAAATAGCACAAAAAGCTAAAGTAAATAAAAATATGGATTTATATAATTCTAAAAATAATGAACAAAGTATGCTTAAGACTTATAACAATTCCTTATCAGGTGCATTTGCACAAAAATCTTGTATATTACATAATCCTACAGCTCATAGTACCTTAACTTCTATCACTAGAACTATGTCATCTTTAGCTAATGCTAATAATGAAAAACTTATAACTGGTAATAGATTTTATTACAGTCCATTAATTATGTTAAATAATATAATTTATATAGTTTCAAATGCAAATTTAATAATTCTTAAAGATGTAATAGATAAATATAATTTATATTTACCTAATGTTGATGATGTTGTAAATGTTTTAAAAAGAAGTTCAGATCTTTATTTTAGTGATTTACCTTATTATTTAACTAAAATTATACCATATTTAAATACACTTACACCATATGAAAGAGCTGCTATATGTTACTTAGGTGATTTTTATCATATACGTGTTTTTAATCCTGAATTTGTAAAAACGTTTATAACTGAATTATGTACTAAAATCAGTAGCAATGATACATCCCTAGATATACCTAATAAATTATATGCTACAAATGAAAGTATTTTAAATTTTACTCATTTAATATGGTTTAGCATGGTACGTGGTTATGGTAAGAAATATGAAGAATTACATACTGAAAATAAAGCAGCTAATTTATATTATACAACTTTACATATAGAAGAAGTATTAGTTAAATATAAAGATTTTATACATGGGTTTTTTGTAACTAATATATTACCTAATTCTAGTAACAGATTAAAATATATGAGAAGAAGGACTGTTGTACTTAGTGACACAGATTCTACTTGTTTTACAATGGAAGAATGGGTAAATTGGTACAATGGCTCTATAGTTATAAATGATGAAACTATAGCTGTAGCTGGTGCAGTTTGTTTATTAGCTACAGAAAATATAGCACATTTATTAGCTAAGTTATCAGCAAATTTAAATGTAGATAAATCATTATTACATACTCTTGCAATGAAAAATGAATATATGTGGACTGTGCACATACCAACTGAGGTATCTAAACATTATTTAGCTTATACTGTTATGCAAGAAGGCAGTGTTCATAGTGAACCAGAATTAGAGATAAAAGGTGTACATCTTAAAAATAATGCATTACCTAAAAATATAAAAGATGATATTAATAATCTTATAGAAGATATTTTAAAAACTATACATACTAATAATAAAATAAAAATAACTAATATATTATTACATATTAAAAATTTAGAAGATGAAATAAGAAGATCTGTATTAGCTGGTGAAGTTATTTATTATAAGAAATCATCTATTAAAAATAAAGAAGGATATGCTATGGATGAATTTCATTCTCCATATCAAAGACACATGTTCTGGGTAGATATATTTCAAGATAAATATGGTGAAGTAGCTGAACCACCTTATAATACTATAAAAATACCCACTATTATAATAAATAAAGTTACTATGAATGAATGGATTAATTCTATAGAAGATAAAGATATAGCAGATAAATTAAATACATGGTTAATTAAATATAATAAAAAAGATTTACCTACTTTATATCTTAATGTAGATTATGCTCAAGCATATGGTATACCTATTGAATTTATTAATATTATTGATGTAAAAAGAATTATTTTAGATTTAACTATTACATATAGATTAATATTAGAATCATTAGGGTTAATTATGGATAATAAATTATTAATTTCTGAGCAGTATCTTTTTTAATTGACATCTTGATATGTAAGGTTACCCTTACATATCAAGATCAATCTTGTGGGTTACTAAATTTAAAAGAAAGGGATAAAAAATATGCCTATAACACCAACACCAATTTCACCATCTGTAACATATTTTATAGATATGTCTGGTTCTAACCCAGCTAATTTAGTTTCAAATGAAATACATACAGTTAGTGAAGCACATTTTGCAGATTACTATTTTATAATTCCTAATTTTGCGCCATTTTATGCCCAAAATTTTGCCATGAGTATATCTATTAATGGTATAGTAACAACATTAATAGAGAATATAGATTATAGTTTAGTATTACCTTACGTAACTGGAACTAGAACAACTGGTAAACCAATGTACGGTGGAATAACCATACATAATTTAGCATTAAATGGTATATTATCTTTAACATATCAGACAATAGGTGGTGATCAGTTAGTAGATAGATTATATGTTTTAAATTATCTAGTAGAAAAAGCATATAACCCAAGAACAACAATATGGGATATTATAACAAATGTTCCTAATGCTCTTCCACCAAATCCTCATTATCAAGATTATAATCAATTTTTAGGTCAAGATTCGTTGATACTAAAATTAAATGAAATGAAAGATGCTATATTAGCTAATTCAACTAATACATCAGCACAAATACTTTCAATAGTAAATAACTTAAGTAATAATACAACTAATGGTTTAGCTTTCACTGGTGGTACAATGACTAGCCCACTTATATTAGCTGGTAATCCAAATACAGCACTTGAAGCTGTAACTAAACAATATGTTGATAATAGCAATACTGTCTTACAAACTCAAGTTACATCACTACAAGGAACAGTGACCACACTTAATGCTAGTACAGTTACCTTAACATATGTAGATACAAAAGATGCACTTAAGGTAAATAAGGCTGGTGACACCATGACTGGTCCACTAGTGTTACCAGGTGCTCCTACGTTAACCACACATGCTACTGATAAAGGTTATGTTGATACACTAGTAACAACACATACTGCTAATGTAGCATTACACCTTACACCAACTCAAAATACATTATTAGATGCAGTAACTGTAACATCAACTGAAATCAATACTTTAGCTGGCGCTACATCTAATGTGCAAGCACAAATAAATACTAAACTTAGTTTAGCTGGTGGAACAATGACCGGTCCAATAACATTAGCATCTGATCCAATAGCTCCATTGGATGCAGCAACTAAACAATATATAGATATGCAAATAATTGAACTTAGACAATATATTACTGATATGTTATTGATAAATAAAATACTTTAAATAAATATCAACATAATAATATAATGTTACAAATGTATAACCATCTAGATAGCATATGCTATCTAGATGGTTATATTATACTAACATTAAAGTGATAGTATTTTATCTATATTAACTAAATGTACTTTATAAAAACCTGTTAATGTATTTTTAAAGTAACCATAAATTTCTAATATTTTTGCAAAATCATGCACCATTATTGATAGTTCTTTTTTCATTTTATCATTAGACAATGAAATATTATTATTACCTACTTCAGTAGCTAAATGGTCTAATAGCATACAGACAGAATTGTATAAAGTTTTAATATTATCAGAAGTTTCTTGATTAGATATTTTATCAAGTTTAGCGATATCTTCATGCATAGGTTTAAAATCATTTAAGGTTTTAAATAATGCTCTAATAGAATCTTGATCTAAACCATTTGTTTTAGTAAAATATTTATTACCTTTATTTAATAAATTTTCACAAATAGATACATTTTTATTTAGTTTTGAATACCCATACACCATTGCTTTATTATCAATATTAACTGTATTTAAATAATCAGAAATAGCTAATTTAAGTATATCGCCTGACTCTAATACCACAGGAGTTAATTCAGAAAATATTTCTTTTAAATCTGAAATATAATCTACAAATTTACCACTAAAGTTTTCTTGTTTATAAATTATATTATCAGCTACTAATGTAAATTCTAAGTATTTAATTTTATTATTTAATTCAAACTGTTTAGATAAGACTTCTGCAGCTTGTCTATCATCATATTTACCTAATACAGATGTACCAAGATTATGAAATACATCTAACATTTTATAAACATAATCAGATAAAGCTTCTGTCGACACTTTATCTATGTTTGTAAAATAATTATTATACTGTTCTATTGAAATAGAATTTTTTAATTCAGTTTTATTATTATACAATTTCATGATTGCCTTTCTTTACTTAAAATATAAATCTGCTACTTGTTTAGATACTTCTTTTAATAATGTATTAGATGTACCCATTATATATGGGGATAAAGTAATACGCGCAGCGACACCTTTAAATCCATACATAGCATCAACTTCTTTACCATCTTCTGTGTGTAAATTATAAGAATATACATCACCTAAAACAGATTTTAATTGAGCACCATATACAAATTTATCACCTATACCAGCATTAACGTTTTGAGTGATGTATATTTTTAATTCTAACATTTCTGGCATTAAGTTAACACCATTTACTCTATATTCATCTGATACTTTATTATTAGTTAATTCTAAAGAACTTCCTTTAGTTTTAGACTCTGTATCAGCATTTAATTTCTTAGCTAATTTCTTTAAACTAGGAGACATATCATTTATATTACCATTATAATACATCTCATATTTATCTATTACACCTTTAATTTTAGGTTTAGGAGATAAATTAGCTATATTTGATAATAACTTTAAAGTATCTTTATTTAAATTAATTGCATCAGATTCATTTTCTAATAAAGTAAATATTACTGAATCTATTTCTACTTGACTATTTTCTGGTAATAAATTTATAATTGTTTTACTAAAATCAATAGTATAACTTAAAACTTTAGTATACTTAGTTGACATTTCTGATGATAATTTAGCTGATATACTTGAACTATCTTCATATACTTCATTATTTAAGGTTAAGGCTGTAGTTACATTTTTAGCAAATTTAAGTATGAGTCTATCTTTATTAAGCCAATCTTTTTCAAAGTAATTACTATTATAAGTAATAGGATCAGACTTCTTAAAAGAGCTTTTAACAGATAGTTCTGTCACTATGGGATGTTGGTAACAAGAACCTTCTGCTAAACCATGCTGCAACCCTATAGGTACTGTTACAACGGTTTTATCTTTATCTTTATATTGTATAGTTATAGTATGTTCAGTTTTTTCTATAACTACACCATCTTCCAAAGCCATATAAGCATATAATGGGCTTACTCTAAATGGTACTATATACTCATACTCAGTTCTAATTAAAGGTTGTGAATAACCAGGCGTAGCTATAACATGAGTATTTTGAATTGCTATAAAATTTGTTCTTTTTGGATCATCATTTTCTACAGCAGGTGTTAATAAACCAGATGTAGATAATAACTTTTCAGGTGAATCTTTATAACTAGTATCAGAAGAATCAATCATACCTCTTATATTTTTAAATCTAGCATGTGGTGTTAAAAAAGTATTTATACCAACATCACCAGAGATAACTGTTGATTCAGAAGTAACACCCATATCTGTATTAGAATATTCTCTTAATTTACTAGATACAGATTCTCTGCTTATACCATCTCCCCCAGTTAAAGTGACAGATTCTATTTCCTTTAATTCATTAATAGGATTAATATCTTCAATAAGTTTTTTACTATTATCCATAGTAACTTCATTCCATACTGCATATGGTGATAATTCTATTTTATTTTTTTTTCCAGATTTAAATTTATAAGCTCTTATACTTGAAGTAAGCGCTTTATAAGTTAACCCAGCTATACGTTCATATCCTTTTATTCTAGAATAATTCATGTCATTTATTTTAGGATACTCTAATGTAGTTAATAAATTATTAGCTCTTAAAAGTAATTCTAAATAATTAGTTGGTTCTTTCATTTCTTTTAAGACATCTATTGTTATAGGATCTAAAAATAAATCTTTCAATATACCTAATTCTTTAAGATGCATTAAATTACAAGATCTTTCTTCCATAACTAATAAATAAATATCTGGTTTATTAAAATCAATTATATTATATTGTCTAATTAAATCTTTATAGAATAAAAAACCTGAAAGTAATAACGTTGCTTCTTTATTAGATTTTTTAAATATAAGTTTGTTATCTTTAAATCTAAGTTGAAATTCATCTTCAGAAAGTTTATATTTCTTATTACTTTCCATTATTATAGGATTACCTTTACAAATTTTTATAAGACCTTCTATGCCTATATAATATGCTATAGCAACACCTAATGGTATGTCAGTACCTAATATTTTTATAGTTGAAAAAGTTGTTGGTATTTTACTATTATCTAAATTTAATAATGTTTCTATTTTACCTATAGGTGTAGTGGTATTATTTTTAAAAACACTTATGATATCATTATTATCTATAACTAAAATATCACTAGCTTTGTTATACCCTATATAAAATAAAGATCTTTTTTCCAATGACTGTTGTACTTCAATATCAATGTGTTTACTTATATCTGTATAAACTAAATTTAATGTATATATTTCATCATTATTAGCTATTACTATGTTATTAAATGTCATACTCAAATTACTATACATAATAGGTAAGTTTAATGAATTATCAAAACTATTACCTAATTCTATATGTTTAATTATAAGTGGAGATTCTGATATATAATCTTCTTTAATATAATTAGTAATGTAACTTAAATAATTATAAGCTTTTCTTTCAGTTGCAGCTATAAACAATTTACAATAGTTACTTGTTAGTGCTACTTTAATTTCTGATATTTTACGTATTGGCAGATCAGATTTTTGTTTTCTAAGTTTCAATCTTACTGCAGATGCTAAAAATGTGCCATCTTCATTTATCTTAGGTAACTTAAAGTAAATAATACTTTCTTTAGCATCTAATGGTTTTAATACAACTCTATGATATTCATAATTACCTAATAAAGATTTTTCTTTATCTATATCATAACTCTTAACAATGATATTAGTTTTTTCTAGATTAAGAACACATGCTAATATATCTTTATAAAGAACATTATTTATATATTTTTTATCCATTAACCCTAATATGTTTTCTTTGTAAACAGAATTAACAAGATTATTATTAACAGATATTACTTTTTCTTCTTTTGTTATATTGGTATCTTCTGGTTTTATAATAGTATCTTCATCTATTTGTTTATTTATATTATAAGGAGATTTTAATTCTTTTCTATCTGCTATTTGTTTTTTGATAGTTCTTATTTCAGCAGAACTTACAGATTTAGAATTAATTAATTGTTCTATATATTTATTATATGTTTCTTCTTTTGTTTTATCTTTTATTAAATCAATTATTTCATCGTCATTAGCATTAAATGACATTACACTATCTTCATTTATATCTTCATTTATATCTTCTATAAATAAATTATCTATTTCAGATTCATCATATTCATTTATTAATTCAGTAAGATTAACTGGATTAATATCTTCTGGTTTAATGGTATTATTTTTAATATTATATTTGTTATGTTTAGTATATTCTAATTCATTTTGATTATTTTGTTCATTATCATCTAAATCATTATCAGGTGAATTATCAGTAATTGTAATACTATCATCAGTTATATCTAATACAGTATTTTGTTCTAACTCTTTCTCAACTACAGATTGCACTCTTAACAATGAAACAATAAATAGTTTTTGTAATTTATCTATAGTTAATTTAGTTTTATTGTCTAATGGTGAATCTTTAGATAAAGAAGCTAATACATTAAATGGTATAAATATTATTTTATCTTTATATTCAAAATTTAGAATAATATTATTAGTATCTTCATCTGTTATAACATTATAACTAGATTTATTTCTTGTTTTAGGATTAAACCATAAAAATAATTGGAATATATCTAATAAAGAATCTTCCTTAACAACTCTCATAAGTTGTAATTCATTCATATTAGCCATTCTTACAAATATATTATAACTGTATAACATATGTGGTATTTTTATATTTATAAAATTAATTGAACTAGGTTGATTATTTATTATTTGTTTAACACCACCTATATAAGTACGTTTTAAATTATAATAACTATTATGTTTACTTAATAAATTAGATGGGTATTTATACATATGCTTAATGGCATTGTAATTTATAATATTAACAGATATATCATCTGCTTTACTTTGTTCAAAAATATTAGTAGGTCTAAAATCTTTAAGATTATTTCTTTCCCATTTTTTTATTTTTGTATTTAATTGTTTTTCTAATAAAATAGGATTACCTTCTTTAAAAGATAAGTCATTTACATTGTATATTGCTATTTTTTTATTACTTGATATAGCATTAAAGTAATAAGAATTTTTGCTTATAAACATAGATTCAGAATCTAAATCTAATAGATGTAATATAGTTTGTTTAGGTAATACTATATCATCTTTATTATTTATAACTGGGTTGAATAAATATATATAATTTCTTACTGCATATTTTAATAAGAAACTGCTAGATACTAATAACATAATTACTCCTTTGTTTTTAAATTCAAAAAATCTATTTTTTTGAATGTTTTTTATATACAGATAATACATCTAGCTACCACTTAAAATGGTAGCTAGATGTATTAATTTTTAAATAGTATATTTATAATAACTGTATTCATAATATAATCTTAATTCATCGTTAATAGAAATATCTTGACTTAAATGTGATATGTCAAGTTCATTATTAAATAACATATAACCAAAATTATTATCACATTCTAAAGCTTGTTGTATAGGTAATCTATACGTTACAGCATCAAAGTCAAGATTATTATTAATTAATCTAGCACCTAAATATAATACATTATTAATTACACCAGTAGGAATATAAATAACTATACTAGTTGTATTATTTGTATGTATAGAACCTTTTAATACTTTAAATGAATTTACAATACCAGTTGGTGTATATAATTCCCAATAAATATTAGTTGGGTTTGGCAATAAACTATTATCTACTTCTATATTAAGTGTATTACCTTGATAAAATATAGAGTTAATACCAACAACAGAAATTTGTGAAAAGAATTTATGTTGAGACATAAAATGCATAAAATGATCTATAGTCATATATTTGTTTATAGGTAATATTTTATCTATTTTAGTTGGATCATAATCCAATAAAAAACTATTTATAATATCACCAACAATATTAACTTGACCTATTGTTATAGCTCTTCTTATTCTTTCAAGTACATCTACTATTGGTTCAAAACCATATACATCATCTAATAAATGTCTATGTATAGTAGGAGAAAATTCTACAGGTTTATTTAATACACTTGTCCAAGTAATAGGTCTATTATCTTGAATAACTGTATTATACATGTCTGCAACAGCTTTATCATTAAATGCATATAATCCACCTAATGCTTGATAAGTTATATTTACAGAATTTGTAACTGCTAAATTTATAATTAATATAACAGTAGATATTTCTTTACCATATAAAGATGTAGCTTCCTGATGAAGTTCTACTATTTGATAATCTGTACCTCGCACTAAGGTATTAACACCATTAGTTACTATTAAACTTTCTGCAAAAAATGGTCCATAGTTACTTGCTATACTACGATATTTATTGCCAGATAAAGTATGTGGTTCATTTATAATTTTATTATTAACATTTAAGCCTGTTATATCAAGATCTAGTGTGAGTGGTAAGTATGGCATATTATAGATTAGCTTTGTCTAGTTTAACTAAAACTGGTTCTACACCAGCTAATAATATCATTTTATCAGAAAGTACTTTAGGATTAATACCAGATTCACTATCATCTATAAGCCCTATATTACTATAAAAATCTGCAGCTAATTCAGAACAATAATAACTATTTTTATTATTACCTAATCTAAAAATGTATGTAAATAAATCAATTAAACTATATTGTATACCTAAACTATTAAAAAGAAAGTTATATTGTTTATTTGTTATATTTAAATTTAATGGTAAATGATAAAAATCTCTACTTGAACTAATAGGTATAAGTCTAACAACTGGAACTTGTGCTTCTAAAATCATATATCTATCACCTAATACAATAGCTATACCTACATGTGAATATTTTGTATGTAATATTTTTTGAATTAATATCATAAATAAACTTAAAAAAGAGGTTACTCTAGATGTATTCCATAGTAGTAAATCTCCAGTTTGTATATTTTGTTTATATTCAGAGTAATTATGCATTAGTTTTTCCTTATAAAAAGTTGTTTTTTCTAAAGCTTATATTTAAAATGTCAAAATATTATAAAATTTGGAGGTATATTATGTTCAAAAAGTTATTTCTTGTATTATGTATATTAATGTTTACTAATAATGTTTATTGTGTAAATGTTAATACTTATATACCATCTAAAGCTTTTAGTTATAAAGATATAATTAAAACAGAAGTAAATATATATTTTAAAAATATATATGATATTAATTATATACCTTCTTTAATAGAACAAGAAAGTTGTATATCTTTAACTCATAGTAGGTGTTGGTCTCCTACTAGTAGATTAAAAACTTCAAGAGAAGAAGGAGCTGGTTTAGGACAAATAACAAGAGCTTATAATAAAAATGGTAGTTTAAGATTTGATAAATTAAAAGAATTAAGAGATTCTAATAAACAAGCTTTAAAAGATATGTACTGGGATACTATTTATCAAAGACCAGATCTGCAAATAAGAGCAATACTAATATTATTAAAATCTGATTATAATAGAATTAATAATAATAATAAGTTAGAACGATTAAAAATGACAGATGCAGCATATAATGGTGGTGTAGGTGGATTATTAAAAGAACAAAGAGTGTGTGGTATAGCTGCTAATTGTGATCCTAATATATGGTTTAAAAATGTAGAATTATATTGTTTAAAAAGTAAAAAAAGTTTATATGGTTCTAGATCAGCATGTGATATAAATAGAGAACACACTTCTACTGTATTTAAAATAAGGTTACCAAAGTACAATAAGTTTTATTAAAGTGTAATGGTTATTTTTGTATGCATTTGATTTTATTTCAGTTACATATATATAACATGTACTAACCTATGTATTACATCTGAACATATCGTTTAGGTGATATGTAGGTTAATCTTTCTAAGGAGAATCAAAATGGCTATTGCAATTTTAACAGTAGGTGTATCTGGTTTGTGGAAAAAGCACAATATGTAAAAAATTATTTTCCAGCACAGTTTACAATCATCTTGAAAGAGATGCTATCAGGATAGAACTGATGGGAGGTATTAACAATTTTTGTTGGGAAAAATGGGACTTCAGTCGTGAGAGTGAAGTTACAGAAATTTATCAAAAGAAACTTCATTCCATAATTGAAAGGAATGAAAACATGTGTTTATCCGATACTTGGTTAAATCCAAAGTTTAGGACAGAGATGATTCAGCACTTAAAGGATGCTGGATACGCTATAAAAGTTATGTTTATAGACACTCCAGTAGAAGAGTGTCTTGAGCGTAACAGAAAAAGAGGTAACCTGATGGTAAAAGAAAAAATTATTCTGAAAATGAAAGGTTATGCACAACAGTATAATGTAATTAAGGAAGAAGAATCGGAACAATATGGGTATGAGTTATTATAACTCACACCCATCCTACTAAGAGTATATTTCTTAGTAGGATTTTTTTTCTTTTTTTCTAACCATTTTTTGATACATTAAAAAGGTTACTAAAATGAAAAGAGATAAAAAGTTTATAAGTGAAAATTTAATAATTAAAGATAATAAAATATTAACTAAAGTAACAACAATTATTGAATTCCCTAAAAGATTTTTAGATACTGATTTAGCTGTTATTGATAAAAGAACATATGTATATGGTATATTTGCTATTATTATAGGTGAAAAATATTCTGTATCAGTTATACCAGCTTATATAGAAACCAAACCTTTATTTATTAAAGAATCTGTAAAAGATGGTACAGAATATGTTCAATTTTATTATGGACCTAATATGACCTTAATAGAAAGTACTGAAATTATAAGAAATAAAGTTCTTACTTATAATATTTTAAATGAATTCTATTTAAAATCTAACATTCCATGGTATATAGAATATACAGATTTAAATTCTATATTAGGTAATATGAAAACATATGCTGATAGTGATATTGGTGCAAGTTCACTTACTAATGAAATTATAACTAGTTATATAACTAGAAATTATAATGATAAAAAAATATATCATAGACTAAAAATAGATGAAAAATATGAATATGTTTCTTTAGATGATCTACAATATGCAGCTATAGGTACATTAAATAAAATAGCTGGTGCTTATTTTAGAGAAGGTTTAACTAGTGCATTAGTTATAAAAGAAAAGAGCCCTACCAAATTAGAAGATTTAGCTAGAAGATAATAAATAGTAACCTAACTGTTTTTAAAACAGTTAGGTTACATTGTTATTTTTTTAAATATTCTGAATTATTTAAAGGAGCTTACAATGCCAACAACAATTGGATTACCTGGTAATCCTATATATAACGCAACAGCACCATGGACAACATGGTCAATACATGAAATATATAATGGTTCTATAGGTCCTAATAAATATATACCTAAAATTAATGATTACATAATAGAACCAGAAACTGGAACTATGTATATAGTAACTAGTTTAGACACTATAACATTTATACCATCTTATAGCCCAATAAATACATCAGCAACTAATCAACAAATTTTTATAGATGCATTAGTAACACCTTTAGATGATAATTATAGATTATATTACGATAAAACAACTACTCCATTTACTTTAAAAGTAGATTCACTAGCTAAAGTATATTCATCTACTTCTTCCTATTCTAGAATATATAAAGGTTATTCTATAGACCCTACTAATATAATTTCTAGGATGTATGATAACACTGGTAATTATATTGGTAGTGATGTTCCTTTAGAGTTAGTAGGGTATAATAATGTAAATAATTTATCCATTAAATCTATAGCTACATGTTCTACTAACTCTATTTTGGTGAATGGCGATATAGCTATAGCTGTTATTTATGATTCTAATGGTAAAGTATTATCTAAAAGAACTCTTATAGTTGAAGAAACTACATATGTAGCACAAGCATTTGCAGAACAAAAATATATAACTAATATTTCAATTGAGTCTTCATTTATAGCTATAAATACACCGTCTATAATAGATTACCCAGTTAATTTACCATTAGAATCTTTTAATCCTTTAGGTGTTGTGCATTATAATGATGGTACAATAGCAAGATATCCAATAGATAATATTAAATTTTCTTTATATGGTATAGAAAGATTTACTTCCACTATTATTGGACATAAAGTTCCTTTAGTATTAAGTTATAAATTAGGTTTAAATGAATCAGCTATAGCTAACGTAACATCTGATGGTGTTTATGTTACAGTACCTTATACATTGCAAGTATCATTACCTAATACTAGTTACAATGTTAAATTATATGTATATCCTGTCTGGGTTGATCAAGTAAATGGCTATAAATATAAAGCATATTTAATGAATTTAGATAGAAATATTTTAATAGATGTATCTACTAAATTATCATTAACAGCAACATCACCAGCATTTAATCCTTTACTATATGGTGTTACACAAAGATTAACTTTTTCAATAGAACTTAGTTCTGTATCTGGTTTATATAATTATTTTATTTATTATCAAACTGTTGATATAATTTTGAGATCTCCTGGTGATAATATTATTTCAACTAACTTTTGGGAAATTGGTAATCAAATACCAACTACTACTCCAATATATGGAACAAATATAACTGCTAAAAGAAATAACACATTTACTTCTAATGTAAATATATCGAATAATATAACTAATTTATCTGAATGGTTAACTAAAGTTTATTTACCCACTAATCCTTTAGTTAATCCTTTAACTGAGATAGATCCTTTAATACCTACACATTTAGAAGTTCATTATCTAAATAATGTTATAATTATACCTATAGAAGATTTTATACTTGATATAAATTTTCCTGTTACTATATCATTAAGCTCTAATATAGATATTGTATTCTTTAAAATAACATCTTCTGGTTATTTAAAATTATCTGTTGCGTCAATGATTGTAAATTAAAAGGAATAAAAATGCTAAATAAAATAATAAATTTTGTAAAAACTTATATCTATAATATCTGTATTGTAAAAGCAAACTTAATAGATAAATATGATCAACCTAATATATTAAATACAAAAACTTTTTCTACTATAATATTAGATACTAATAAAGGTACTTTTGTATTTACTTTTAAAGAAGATAGAAGAGCTACTAAAAGTATATTTAGAAAATTCATTGTTGAAATTAATGTACCAGCAGGTCTTAGTAGTGATATAATAAGTTTGAATACTAAAATATTTATAGCTATAAAATTAATTATTATGTCAGTTGATTATACATTATTAACTAAAATATTATATAATAGATATTTAAAGGAAGCTATTAAAAAGTTTGAAAAATAATAAATAAATAACAACCTTACTGCCTAATAAGCAGTAAGGTTGTTATAATATTTAAATAATATTAAATTTTCCATTAAGTATTATTTTGTCACCAAGTATTCTATTGACATTAACTATAAATCTATATTGAAATAAATTTAAAGTTGTTATTATGTTATGTATATTAGGATGTATTTCTATAATACTTGTATCTATAGTTTGTTTTACTACATCAATTAATAATAAATCTTTATAATATGTATCTAATAAAGTTATTATAGTACCATCATCATAAGGATTAGTGTAAACAGATGCAGCTATAGTACCATTTAATATATCAGCTATTATTTTACTTATTACAGAACTATAAACAACATATTTAGTTTGTATTGAGTTAGCTAATGGTAATTCAGGTGGATATATTAAAGTAAAGAAATTACTTATTCTTTTATTTTTAATATTACTTGCGTTATAATAACTAAGTGTATCTAATCCTGTAACTTGTTTAATACTTACAAATGGTTCAGAAATACTATATGGTAATCCATTTAATGAATCAGTAGTTCTAACTATGTTATCAACTTCGGCATAGAGCACGTTATTACGGTCATAGAAGCGACCGTTTATGAACACGCTATAGATTCTATCATCTCGTATGTCAAACTTGTTATTTCGCCCTAAAACACCGCTATTGATAAATCCATTTATTTCTAAATCATTTATAACATTTAAATTAAATCCGTAAGCTCTAATATGTATATTTTGTATATTTGTTGCATTTAGATATTCTTTATTACAAATAGATACATATGGGTAATTTAAATAATAATCTATATCTTTAACTAATCTGTAACCATTTAAATATATATCTAAATTACTATATATCATTTCTGCATTATCAGTAACAACCACTTGATTAACAATATGATTAATTGTTATTGGAAAATATATATTACCATTACTTATATCATATGTTATATCTTTAATGTTAGGTTCATTTAAATATACTATCATTATTTGTTTTCCAGTTATTTCATTAACTGATACAGTTGTAGCTGTTCTTGTAACTAATGTAGTATTTGTTATATCAACCCAATTAGTTATTCTTACATTATTATAAAAATCTGCACTTAATATAATATAATCATCATACTTAGTTGTTATAGTGGTTACATTAGGGTAAAGATTATCATAACTAATAGGAGTTTGTCCTTTTATAAATTCTACATAATTTGCTGTTTGATTTATTATTAAATAAACAGGTCCACTAGTTGGATAATATCCTAACATTACCCCTGTAGCATCATATTCATATGCATAACTAGGTTCAGTATATAAATCAGGTACAGGTATAGATAATCTTGTATTTACTATAGTTGTATTATAACCAAAATAATAAGTAATAGAATTATATCCTAGAGCATTAGTACATAATTCTTTAGTTAAATTAAAGAAATTAGGTGAACTAGCAATTTTAAAATAATCACTATTTTCTAATGTTTCAACTCTATAATCTAATATAGAAGTATTAGTACCATTTAATACATTTAATTGAGTAACTGGTGGTAATTTATATAACTCATGTAATTTTAAATCACTATAAACTAAATTTCTATTTAAACCAGATTTTCTACTATAAACTAAAATACTTTTATCTGTTATAGTACCGCCATTTATAGAAGTTATTATATTAGCTAAATTGTTTATATAAACAGAATTTAAACCATAATCTTTATCAGTTACCATAGTTATAGTATCTGGATTATGTCTATAATAATAAACACCATTATTATTAAGATTACTTGTAGTAACATATATATCTACGTCATCAAAATACTCTAAACCAGGTAATACTTTAGTTCTATTTAGTAAATACATAGATTTATTATGCAACAATGAAGTATATTGTCTTAAAGTGGATATAGGTATATATTGTTTTGATAATAGGCTTTGGTCATATATTACTTCTACATAACTATAATTAGGTATCAATAATGTCATCTTGTCATATATATAACCATTAACAAAAACAGTACATAAACCACCATTTGTTTCTTTTGTTATTATCCAATTTTGTATAGCAGCTTTATCAGTATTAGTAATAATATTCATAGATATATAATCTATACCTATAGCAATTGGTAGTAATCCATATTCAATAGTATTAAAATATGCATTACTATAAAACC